ATATATTGGACGAGCAATTTAAGGTACTTTGCTTTGTCGTATTCTTCATAAACTACACATTCTCCATTTTCACAAGACATAATGATAACAAATTTTTTGACTGGTATCTCAGTCAGTTCGTAATACATTGCTGCATAAGCACAGCACTGTACAAAATAATGGTCAATCCACTCACGTGGTTTGGGTTTTTTGGAAGTCTTAAAGTCGATGATCGCTAGTTCGCCATTATATTCAGCAATGCAATCAACGGTTCCCGCAACACCTAATTGCTTACTATATAGGGAACCTTCAAGAGCGTGAATATTATTTATATTATTCAGTTCCGTTTTTGCAATCTTAAAAAGAAAATCCGCCAGCGGCGCAACAGACGGCAAATCTTGATTTTTAAGATAGTTCTCCGTAAGAGAATGCATATCCGTACCGCGAGAAGTAGCCGCCTTAGTAATCTTCTCCGCCTCCGCCTCACCAATCCTTTTGCGCCACTTAACAAATATTTCACGATTAAAATGACTTGTAACAGAAGTAATTGAAACTAGTTTAAGAAGTTCTTCCTCGTCAGGAACTTTATAATATCGAATACCATCTATAGTCTCCCGTTCAAGTTTTGGGAGAATCACATCAACATGATTGAACATTAAAAACCTGCTTCTATTTTAGCAACAATGTATTCTTTGACAAGTCCAGAACGAACAATATCATCAACACCAAATTCTATTATATCAATAGATGGCATTTTACGCAAGATGCTCATAAAATCAACAATTCCATTACGCTCATTAGATTTCTGCAAATCCGACTGAGTAGCATCTCCACAAAACATAATCTTAGAGTTTTCACCAACACGAGTAATGATTGAATCCAATTCATGTGCCGTACAGTTTTGAAATTCATCTACAATAATGATTGAGTTATCAAGTGTCGTGCCTCTCAAAAATGAGGTACTCCAGAACTTAATCGTTTCCTGTGCCTTAAGATTACCATAAAGCATCTCAAACTCTGCATCAGAAGGCATCTGGAACATATACTTTACCATATTCTTATAAGGAATCTGATAGATATCCGATTTGTCTTCATAGGAACCAGGAAGGAAACCAATCTCCCTTGTAGCAACTAAAGAACGAACCAAATAGATTTTCTCATAAGGAGTTCTTTCATCAAGAACTTCACGAAGAGCATTATAAAGAGTGATGAAAGTCTTACCGGTTCCTGCACATCCATATGCGACAAGATGTTTACCTTCGGCATATGCGTCAAAAAGTTTGCCTTGATTATCCGTAAGTGGATCAATATCTAATAGATATTCGCTCCCGAGTGCCTTTTTCCTCTTTGCCTGACGGGTTGTAAGACCAACACCAATTGGTTGGTCGTTCGTCCTTTTTCTTCTTGCCATATTAAAGTTTTTTTATAGTTGAACCGGGCATTTTCTGTGCTTTTCCAAGAACATCATTCCATCCTGGATGTTTGTTGGCGAGTTTATCTCTCCATTCTCCAACCTCTCCTGGACTTGCGGATCCCTGCGACCAATCCCTTTGCCACTCAGGATTGTCCTGATACCACTGCGTGATGTCATGAACACTCATTTCAATCACTTTCGTCTCACCAGTTTCTTTATGAATAATCGGATAAATTGCCATGGGGTTTAATAATGTGTATCGTTATTTAGACCCATTCAAGGGCTTCTGAGACTGCTGGGAATTGTTCGGCAAACACTTTCTTACATGCCTCTGCAATTTCCATATGTTCTTTTTGAGTTCCGTGTGCAGAACGCAGATTGATATAATGAATCCACGACCTGCAAGAGCCTGTCATATAAATTTTTGTAGGAACTGCAAGTGGCAATACAAACCTAGCACACTCCTTTGCCACATCACACTCTAGGAGTTCCTTGTAGAGGTCTTGAGCGGCATCAAAATGATCTTGGATCTTAGAGTAGAGTTCTATCTTAAGGTCTGCTGGGAGGTCGTCTGTGGAGTTCTGGCGGTTCTTTGTGTCCTGCCTACGAAGTTCTGGTAGGGGAATATCCTCTGCAATCAGATTTGTGTCAGCATAACGTTGTGAGAACTCTTGGAATGTGAAGCTACGATGACGCAGAATTTGTGCGGCAATACCACGAGTAGTCTCAATCTCCAGTGTCATAGAAGACTGTTCAAACACAGACCAATGATTATGCTTAATGCAATAAGCAAGCAACTTGGAATAGTTTTCGTTATCCTGATTTGCAGGATTAGAAACTCTCGCAATAAATGCCATTGTTTTTTCTGCATCTGGTGTAATACTAATTAATTTTACAGTCATTTCTTTCCAAATCCTTTTGATGTTTGTTGTTCAATTTGTTCCAATTCTTGTTTTACACTTCGAAGTTGTGCTTTCATTTCTTTCAATTGTTCTCCAGAATAAAGATGATCTTGTTTGATCAATTTTTCCAACAATTTTACAAGTTCTTTTGCTTTATTAGTCATTATAGTCCTCAAAGATTTCGTCGTAATCTAATTCTCTTGGTTTAATATCATCATATCGATATGATGGTGTATCGGAATAAATTTCCGCCTTTAACGAATCAAGAAGAAGTTCCATATTTCGGATTATGAGTTTTAATTTGTCTTTGTCCATCCTTTATAGATCTCTCAAAACATTTTACATAAAAAAAAGGAGGGTGTCAACCCCCCAGTATATTATCGCATTGCCATTACAAGTTTTGCTTGATGCTTGCGTTGTTCTTTTTCCTTTTGCTGCTTGATTAAAACAAGTTGCCAGTTATTTTTATTTTTCACATTTGCTTGTGACATTAGGTTTTCTCCTTAGTGGTTTAGGTTAAAGAGCGTTCCTTCAGTCGGCGGTTGCGTCTATTTTACACTCTTTGGGAGTAATTTTTTTGATTTCCCAAATTAAATCGTTGCGAGTTTGTGGAGGCATATTTGCCTTCATAACTCTTCCAATGATTAACTTTGCTTGTAGACAACTAAGTAAGAGTGCTTCCATAGATGAACGATCCGTTCCGCGTCGGCTTACTTCCGACCCTTTCGGGTTGAACGTAGAGGTATTATACCCCCATTGCGGGTATTTAGTCAAATAATTCTGTAAAATGTGATACAGTTTTACTTGCGCTTTTTCTTTTCTGGAACACTATATCCCCAATTTCTAGGGTTAATCTTACCATAACCCCATCTAATACTACGAATAGTATTGCCTATTTTATCATAGTACATATCAAAAAGATTTACTCTTTTTCCACATCTTGTTAAATCATAACAAATCTCACCATCTACGATATATTCAACAATATATGCATCTGTTGGTACAGTATAATCTTTTGTTTCTTGTAATGTACAATTGTGTTTGAGTATTTCACACCCATAACGAGATTTAAGTTCTTTTATTTCCTGAGCGTTCCAAATATAATTGGAATCTTTATCAGATACTTTATTTTTTTCTGTTGACATTATATTTTCTGCAACTACATTTTTCAATTTTTTAAATCCACAATATTAATTAATAACAATATTAACCACGATTTCCCCAACAAATATCCGGATATGCTTGGGAAACAATGTCCTTTGAAATTTTATACTTTGTCTCTAGATTCTTATCTTTAGTAAGGCAGAGAATTTCCGATTCAAGTGGATGAAGTCCTTGAAGAATATTAATAAACATTGTCTCTCTACGAATAGAAGATAGTCCATCATTACCACCTTTTACAAAATTATAAAATTTGGTATATTCTTTACGAATTGATGATTTACCTTGATCCGTTGAACCAAGTGATTGTGTTCCAAGTTCTCCCATTTTATAAACAGCATCTTCAATTTTTTGACTTAGAGTCGAATTAAAAGATCCTTGTTCACTAACATCAGAGTAAGGAACTTCTCCCGAAGGAAGTAATGAAATTATAGTTTCATCAAAATTCCAAATAAAAATTGCTTTTAATGAATCATGTTCATATTTTTTAAGAACTTCAACCTTTTTAGAAATACTCCTTTGCTTTGAAGCAAGATTGAGAATTTCAAATATAAATGGGTTAGCTGGAAGTTCTAGAATTGGAGTTTCAACAACCTTTTCGGTAACTGTTTTTGGTTGTACCGTTTTAGTTGCCGCTTTAGTTGCTGCTTTAGTCGTCGTCTTCTGTGTCGTCATATTCATAGTCAGTGTTTTCAAATCTAAATGCGATTACTTCATCGGGAATAACATTCCCATGATTATCATAAAATTCAGGATGCATTCTTGGCGTTTCCTGATAACTCAACATATACTCTCTAGCAACCCATCCCAAACCTATTCCCACTATAAGAAATAATACGGTTAAAAATGAGCCAAATACTAAACTGATTGCTAACATTTTTTTTCTCCGGGAAATTACTTCTTTTTTCTTGATTGAAAGTAAAATTCGAAATGAATGGTTGTTTCCCGATTAAGAAAGCAGACCATCTTTTCAAAAATAATATGGAACGGTTTGGTCTGCTTTTTGTTGCCTCCTTTAAGTATAACTTCGACTCCACGATTAATATCGGGGAATTCATTATTATTTATGCCCATCTTAGACAATTTTTTGTTCCCTAAGGAAATTGATTGTATCAATACATCCGCCCAATTTTGTACCGTCACAAACAACTTGTGGGAAAGTTGACCCTTCACCAAATTCTGAATAGAATTCATCTCTAGTAAAGTCGGAATCTAAAGTATAAACTGCAAAGTTACTTTTTGTCAACTCCAAAACAGTTTTGACTTTATAGCAATAAGGACAATCATTTTTGCTGTAAACTGTAAAATTCATAATAGAAAAAAATTAATTTATTGTTAGTATATATTTAAAATCCAAGATTCTTTCTACGAACAAATTTTAAATCATATGTCGTATGTGAAGCGGATAGTGTTTCATTATTAAATGGATATTCAAATGGATGAAAATTCCAATCTGTTCCTTCTTGATTTCTCCAATAGTCTCCCCATTTTTCTCTCATATAATACCCATTACAGTCATGGGCATAATCTATTTTTTCCCTCAATTGAGGATCTGTTCTCCAAGTTTGAGACCCACTATTTTCATAATCTTTTTCGCCATGTAGATATTCTACCGACAGATTATGAATCTTAATATTTTTCTTCACGGTTCTCAAATAATAATCACAATCCTCCATATAAGCGGGATAAAAATTCTCATCAAATAATCCACACTCTTGAATAACTGAATCTTTAATTAAAAACAAATCCCATTGATATTGCTTTCCTTTGATAATATCAACATTTTCATCCTTCGATTTCTCCACAAATTCTTTTAATAAATTTGGAGTAAATGCAATATCATGACTACAGATAATCCAATATGGAGATTGCATGTATGATTTGATAATTAAATTATAAGCTCCAGAGCATCCAATATTTGATGGTAGATTGCAAATATGAATTTTTTGAATAAAGTTATGAGGGGTTTTAGAGAGTCTCTCCAAATCCTCATCAAGTTCACCCCTTCCGTTATTATTAATTACACATAATTCTTTAACAGGATAATCAACACTATCAACTAATCTTTGCAACCAATTAAAACCATTAACAATTGGTACACCAATTACGGGGATTGGATTTGAAAACTCTGGTGGTAATTTTTTTTCAACTTCAACTCCAATACGATTTAAGTTTTCGTATACCGATTGTTGATATTGTGCGTTTAAATCATAATTATTATAGAGATCTAATAAAATTGATTTAGATTCCTCATTTTTTCCCCACCACCAACCAGAGATTGCCTTTTCAAAAAGAAGTCCATATCTTCCAGGATATTCAACATCAGTTAAAAGTGGAGGATTGGATTCAAAATCTGCGTACATCAATGCATTATTAGCATGAATATAACAATCTTGCCACCATTGCCTTCTTTCAGCAAATCTACTTAAAAGAAAATATGCTTCTGGTCTTTTGGGTAATACACAGAGTGCTTGTTCAAGAAGAGATTTTGCACTTCCATCTCTAGTACCTTGCTTATCATAACAATATGATGCACGAATCAATGCCTCATAGGCAAGATTATCATCATCAGATCTCTCAGCGCATCTCAAAAAATAAGAAAGTGCTGGGGCCGTATGTCCCTGATTTTCATACCAAACAGCAATATTAAAATTATGCATTGGATTCTCAGTATCCAAAGAATAATTGGTCAAAAGTTGTTCCAGTTCTGATTTTAAATGAATCTTCTTTATTTCCATTTTAGATTTCCAATAATTCAATACAATATTATGAGCAATTTTATGATTATTTTTTTGTCCAAAATTTACATCGTCATCCTGATCTTTTGAAAATGTTGAATCAAATTCAATATTTTCTACAAATAATGGAACAGTATATGTTTTACCCGTCGTGAATAAAATATTTTCTATTAAAGGCATTATTTCACAATTTGGAATTTCCAAGTGAAAAGTATCACCGTTAATATAAGTATCTATAAGTTTTTTTGCATATCCCCTAGTAATAATATATGCAGTTGCTCCCCAATCATTCCAATATCTATCACGAATAGAAAACGTATCAAAATCTTGCCTAATTGTTAATAACTGAATACAGTCATAATCCATGGGAAAAGTTTTTACAAATTCTTCCCAAGTAAAGTCCCAATATTCAATAGTTTCTAACGAAAGATCATCCTCACAAAAAAATGCAAAATTTTCATTATAATTTTCATACCAATGCTTAATGGCTTTCAAGTGTGATACACAACATCCAGCAGTTCCAGCATTTAATTGATGTAAATATTTACCACTAACACTATCATTAGATTCAGAAAATCTTTTTGAAATTATGGGAGTTAAGGAAATATTATATTTGGAGAATTGATCGTTCATATTTTTTTGACGATCTACACACTCCTCCAAAGACATGTAATATGCAGTTGGAAAATTTTCTAACTTATTCATGTTCCTTTGCAATATAAAATTGAGGATGTACTTCCTCCACTTTCCACTCAGTCATTGGATTCGCATAAATGTAATTTTTTTCCATATTAGATATCCATTCATGATTCATATTAATATGTGTTTGTGCCAAACAAAAATCAGTTTGCCATTCCAATTCTTGGTTTCCAAATCCATTATTTTTTAATACTTCTTTTATTTCATCTCTACGATGTCTTTCAGAATCTGATGCTTCAAAATTTTCTGTTCTTTTATTATCTGGATGAGGAATATGAATTATATTGTGGTCATAATCAATTCCACGATTTTTTAAACCACAATTTTCCAATCTAATCATAATATCTTGATCTTCAGAAGCATACCATTTGCGGAATTTTTCAGAAAAACCATTTACCTTCATAAAATTGTCTTTTGAAAGGTAAAGAAATCCAAACAAATACTTATAATAAGGATCGAATCCTCTATCAATAGTATTTTGTCCACAAACAAAAGATTGATCATCTATAAAATAGTTTTCATTTTCAAAAAAACTAAAGTATGGATTTAAGATATAGTCACAATCCATTTTAAGAATATACTTACTGGTCGCTAACACAGCAGCAAGATTTAATGGTTGTGGTTGATTAAAATACTTTTGATCGGGTACTGATACAATTTTAATCCTTTTATCCCATTTTGTCAAATATTCCAACGATTCATCTGAGCTCCAATCAACAATAATAATTTCAGAAATTTGGTCAAAATTTAACCAAGATCGAAGAGAAATATTTAATGCAGGATTTCTATTTTTACAGGCACAAATAGCGGTAATAGATTTTTCAAACATATTCATATAATTAATTTTTTGTATATTGCCAAACACCAGAAGAATGTACGATCACGCTATCGCCAAAATATTCATGAACAGCTTTTGATACTCCAGGAAAATGATTATAGTCATCTCCACAAATAATTCCATTTTGTTTTAATTTTGGATACCATGCAGTAATATCAGCAAGAACATCAGAGTATTCATGTGAGGCGTCAACATAGATTATATCAATGCTACTATCATCAAATTCGTTGCAAGAATTTAAACTAGTACCCCTAATAGTTTGTACATATTGAGAGACTTTACAATAATCAAGATGCTTTTCATATTCTTGTAAAAAACTAGAATTATTTGCAGTCAATTGAGTTGAGATATCAATATGACATTGTTCAGTTTGACTGCCTTCAAAGGTATCAATTGCATAGAATTTCACATCCTTATTTGACTTTTTAATCAATTCAGCAATGTAACAAGTTGATCTTCCCATGAAACATCCAACCTCAACAACAGTTGATTCTGAAGGAATTTCCTTTATGTACTTTTTAAATACTTCGGTGTGTGCAAACCATCCCGGCACGTGCTCCCAACTTGGATTTTCTGGAGTATTTAAATTTCCATAATTGTAGTAAGTATTATCTATAGCATTGGTTGGAATTATTTTTACAAATTTGCTACTACTATTACCAAATATAAAATCAGTAACAAACTGCTTTGAAACGCGAAGAAGGTATGCGGCGTTGTCTTGAAATCCAAAAGTGATCAAATAATCATTTTCATACTCACACATACCAACAGCAAATTCCACTTCTGCATTTAAAAATGCAAATTGATCAGAAACTTTTACAATATTCCAATCTTTATCCCAAACAACAAATCGATGACGATATGTACCATCTTTCCTATCCGCTGGACTACGGAAAAGATACGTTTCGTGATTAAGACAAACACGATACTCCCCCATAGGAATTACTTGAGATCCTCCACGAAGATCAATGCATCCAAGATTTTTCCAATCTTTAACCAGAACTTGTTCTGTGGTATTTGTCTCTATATCATATTTTACAACTTCAGTTCCATTAGTCCATTTGACAAAGTGATATGGCATATCAAGAATTGGCATCCAATTCTTTTCACAATATGATCCTTCATTCCCAACATGATTTGGAACTGGAATGCGATATTGGGCAATTTCCTTTACTCCATCTTCAGTGATTTCAATTTCAGAGAGTTCCATTCTACCAATACCGGTAGTTTCAAGATCTCGTCTTACTCCACACATGTAGAGTTTTCCATCCCATCGAACAATTCTTGCATCTTCAAGTCCAACAAATTCCCAAAGTTCTTTATCTGGAAACTTTGATGTATCGATATGATTGTATCGTTTAATTTGCATATTTTCATCAACTTCGCACATAATATTTTTTGTACGAAGACGCAAATCATTCTCGGGATGAATATAAACCAATGGTCCCCAATGATGCTCAAATTTTTTCTTTTCAGAATGATAAAGGGTATAATTTATATTTCTAAGATTCATAAGAATCTTTCCATTATCATTATAAATTGATGGGTTAGTTACCGCAGGCCCCATCAAATATGAAGATGGGACCAATAATGGATGAATACTTCCACCATTTTCTAATGCACGTTTTACAAAATTCATAATAACTAAAAAAATTTATTATTCGGTTACTTCTTCAGCAGTGGTTTCTACAACTTCAGGTTGTGGTTCTGGAACTGGTGTAGTAATAGTGATTTCGATCTGGTGATCCGCACCATGCTCTTCAATCAATGCTGCTACTTCCTCAACAGTATAACCAGTAGTATTTGCTGGATCCGCAGTCAAGTGATATACATGCATCAAAGGCATTGTAAGAGTTTCAGTTTTAGTATCCATTTAAAATTTCCTCCAAAGTTCTTTTGAAAATTTAACCCAGTCTTGGATTCTAGTATCCCAACTGTAGTAGTTATTTATTACTTGTACTTGAGCGGTGCTATCAAACTGCCCATTTCGGTATTCCGTAATAGTTTGTTTGAGTTCTCCTGCAAAACGCTCAATGTGCTTTTGACGATCAGGAATATACCCATAAAGACGAGCAAATCCCATTCCAGTCTCAGGAAGTGCTGCAAGATTACTTGCAACAACAGAACATCCAGCAGCAAGTGCTTCAATCAAACAAATACAAGATGTCTCTTGGAAATATGATGGATATGCAAAGATATGAGTCTTCATGAGTTGCTCACGGATCTTAGAGTTATTCGTTCTTGTATGGCGAACAATTCTCTTATCAGCATTTGCAAGTGCTAAGCAATAGCGAAGAAACTGTTCTTCTTGCTCATTGACATGAGAGTATTCATAAGTTTGCAGGCCCTGAGCATATTGTTTTTTACGCTCATCAGGATCAAGTTCATGAAAAATATGAAGTTCAAAGTCCTCTTCTGGAATTAGTTTAATACCTTCTAGAAGAAGATCCAATCCACGAATAGGATTAGGATGGAACATCAATTGAAGTTTTCCTTCTGGTTTTTTATGTGATTCAAATGGATGAATAGCATTCTTAAGAACAAAACATTTTTCCATGGGAAGATTAAACTTCTCACCAAATCTTTCGTACTGCCAGTCAGAAACAAACACATATGCCTTGAAATGTTTCTGGAATTGTTTATCCATCAACTGTTCAAGACCAACCTCATTATGATGAGGATGCAACCAAACAATGTTAGAATTATCTGGTGCAATAATATTATCTCCAGGAATCACACACCAGTGCCAATCAGCAAGATCTGGTGCGGCAGGAAGAACTAAATCTTGCCATGCTCTTCCCATAATCTCCGTACCACCAGTTCCATCAGGATTCAATGATGCCTCAAGAAGTGGTGGCATATTGTTGTGAAGAAACTCTGGTTTTGTTACAACTTCAGGTTCTGGCATTTTATAATATTCTTCTGCGAATGTTTTAATTATAGCACTTTTAAAGTCTTCTGGAAAGTTTGAAAAGTCATATTTGATGAATTGCTTATTCTCATGCTTACGATCTAAAAGATCAGTTCCAGTTTTAATTGCTTTAAGAATGTGCTGTTCGTTTTTAATTTCATCTGTATTGAATTCCTGATGAGCATAAGATTCAATCTTTGTTTTGATTTGTTCAACACCACCAAAAAATGTAAGATGCCATCCAGACTTTTCTGCAAATGGGAATGAAAAACAATTTGCTCTTAAGTAGTTACATCCTTTTTCTAAGGCATTTCCAACTGTAGTGAATACAGTTCCCGCCCAAGTATCATTTTCATAAGTGTTAAAATTATAATAAAAGTTATCACATATTGCAGTTGCAAATGGTTCTTTAGAAATATTATCTTTCATATAAAGGATGAGTTCCTTTTTAGGAATCTCATCGGCATCACTTAACATGAAAAGATCTTCAAAAGCAAACTGAAATAGACCTTTACTAATATGATCTCTCTGACCTTGTTCTAGTTTCCAAAATCCAGATTCAAAATCACATTCTTCTTTGTTACTAAAATCATATTCACTAATGTCTGGTTCATATTGCAATCTAATAATTTTATTACGAAGTTCTTCATCAAACTGATCAATCACTTGATCCAAATAATATGGTTTTGGTTTTCCAGAATGCGTATAGTTACATTCTGAGATTACAAAATAATCTACCACATCACGAAGATATTCCAATCTTAACTTAAGAATATCAAACTCATTGAAAAATGAAAATCCATCAATAACTTTCATCACAACACCTCCTTAAGAAAGTTTTCCATAGGAGACTTTTTAAATACTTCTAGAGCATTTTCTGCACCATTATCCATTTGTACTGGATTTCTAAGAAGTTCGTATGCAGTGTTAACAAACTCATGATAAGGTGCTGTATAAGATGTTTGTTCCATATATGAAGGAAAATCAGTATCTGGATTTCTTTCACAAAGAACAGGAACATTATTTTGAATCAAATGACTTATACGAACCATTTCAAAGATCTTATTGTCATTGTTATGTAGATTAATCACCAACTTTGCTCTCTTAATATAATCATCTCTTTCATCACCATAAATGCTATTAATAGAAACAAAATTAATATTTGGATCCTTTTCAAAGACTTCCATTACAGCAAGTCTTCTAGGAGAAGGATTCATATAAGCAAGAATGTCAATATCCCTTTCTTCAGGTCTATTTCTTTCAAAATAACTAATCTCTGGAACGTAACCAATCTTACAGTGTTTGATGTTCTCAACTCCTGCCTTACGAAGAACTTCAACATTTCTCATTGAATAGTCCCACACTTCAAGACCACGATACTTACGACACCAACGCATACATTCTGGGGCATCTTTCATTTGCTCCAAGGAATAAATGATCGTATCCTTTGGAATATCATGTCTCACAACATCCACAGGACAGTGATGCATCCCAAATACAATGTTTCGTGCATTAGTTTTAAACTCATTCACACTATTGGTAACTTCATATCCCATTCTTTGAAGAGTGAAGAACATCGCTGCTTCAATTTCATTAAAGACCTGAGAATGAACATAAAACCCATTATCGGGTACAATACGGCATAAATTAAATTTCACGAATAAACTCTCCAAAATTCTTTTTGATTTCGTTAATAAGATTTATATCTTTACTCACAACTCCCAATCCGTTGCAATGTCCAAAATTAGTTTTAGGAAGACTGATCTCTTTAAAGAATCTACTCACACCGAACTCTGGATTTTCAACCATGGTATCATGCATTAGTATTATACCACCTTCTTCCAAAAATGGCGACCACTTCTCAAAATCATTCTTGACTGCCTCATAGGTATGAAGACCATCAATATGAAGAATATCAATCTTCTTATCCCAGGTTTGAACCACATCATCAAAGAATCCCTTAATGAAAGTAATATTATTCAGTTCAAGTTCTTTCTGTTTATCGGTCACATATTTGTAAAGTTGCTCAGTATCTCTTTCTCCTGCATGGACATCACCTTCAAAACTATCAATACCATAAACATGCCCAATCTCAGGAATCGCAAAACAGAAAGTTGAGTATGCATAATCAACTCCCAGATCCACAATCGTTTCTGGTTTCTTATAGCGAACAATCCAATCAGCAAACCGACGATGATCTCTCCAGTTGAATAGATTCTTACTACCAACTTCCATCAGAATATCAAGTTTGTTTCTGGTGTATTTTGTCTCATCAGTTTTAATATCTTCACGATACATCTCAGGTGGGAAGTATGTGAAGTATCTTTCTAGCCCCTGATTATCATATTGATGATGGCGACGATAATGAAAACAATGTTGCTTTGGATTACCAGTTGCCATCCAAAGTTCAAAACAATAGCGATAGTTTTGAAGTTCTCGCATCATTGCTTCTACATCCATATACTCTTCAATCTTAACTGGATGTTTCAGTTTGCGAATATAATCATTTCGTGCCCACCAGAAGTTTCCAGCATAGTGCTGAACCACAAAATCCAATTTAATATCATGGCGTTCGACCCAATCAACACCACAACATTCATATCCTTCGTCCAGTTTAGCAATACAATCTTCCCACTTTTCAATATTATAATACTGCATATAGTGTCGCCAATCTTTAATGGCACCAGCAATATGAGTTGTATAAGAACTTATTCCTTTATTATGAAAATAGAAAACATATCCATCCTCATTTTGGCAGTGCTCATAAATCTTTGCAAGAGTTTGACCCTCATAAAGATTTGGTTGCTCTCCTAAAGGACGAGTATCAATGATATTCACAAATGGATAGCGATCTTTGATATAACCGAATACCATCTCATCATATGAATGTCCTGTCTTGGAATTATGCAATCCAAGAGGAAGAGTCACACACATATTAATTCTTGCCTTATCAGCAAGTCCAGATGATTTTAACAGTCCCATCTGCTCATCAATCCACCAAACCCACATATTATTAGTATCGGGAATGAATAAATGATAGAAAACTGTAATGGTTTTTTCGACTTTCTTTTCGTTTCTATACTGTAACATAACGCTCTCTTGGATAAGGTGCATAGTAATGATCAATCGCACTATAATGAATCGATCTTACCTTTGGACTATTGGTTGCCATCCAGACTTCATAACAGAATCGATGGCCTTCAAACTTTTCTGTAAATTTTTCATCATAATATGAACTCCTGTCCAGAACATTCGGAAGAGTTTTAATATAATCAGTTGTTGCCCACCAGAAGTTTCCTGCAAAATGAGGATAAGGGTCACGAGTCCAGTTCGTAGAAACTGCATCAACCTGATCATCTTCTAGTTTTTTAATACAATCCTTCCACCTTTCAACACACCAATAGTTCATATAATGGCGCCAATCTCTTGTTGGGATTGTTTGATGTGAGTTTATGGCATGAAGCATTCCTTTAGAATGAATATAAAGAACATATCCATCATTTGCTTTTGAATATGTTTGAAGTTCTTTGAGTGTTTGTCCTTCAAATAAGTTCTCTTGTTCTCCTTTACCTTCAAGAATTCTAGAGGAAAGGATATTTACAAAAGGATATTTTTGTCTCACATAAATCTTGATTTCATTAATGGCATGATCTGGAGCAGCATAGCACATATTTACAGTTGCCACATCTGCAAGTCCAGAGGACTTAATCAATCCAAGTTGTTCATCCAAAAACTTATTCCAGAGACTATTGATTGCTCCAAGATGATAAAAGACTGCAAGTTTTTTCATACTACAATATTAGATTTCACATGTCCTACGACTACAGTGGGATCTACATGAACTTGATATCCAAGATCTGCGACTCTTTCACACCAATAAAGATCTTCGCCCAATGGAAGATCATAAATCTCACCATCAACTTCCTGAGTAACTTTACCCAGTCCGTACCAAGGACGCTTCAAGGATTCAAAAACTCCTTGATTAACACACATGAATCCAAGGCCAACACCATATGCGGGAAATGAATCTCCAGTTTGTTGAAGTGCTGTGATTTCTTCACGACTCATGGGACGAAAATCATCTTTGTTGCGATGAATCATGGCATCGGCACCTTGTGCTTCATAATAAACTCCAGAGATAATGTCTTTATCAGACTGAAGTAATTTTATAAACTGATCAGGATTCCAAACAATATCACTATCAATACAGAAGATTTTATCGTAGGTGTATTGACCTTTTCCTGGTGCCCGATTAAAAACTTCCAGTTGGCGACTACCAGTAATCGTTGCTTCTCGTGCATTAGTGACAAGAGATGCATATTCATTTTGATAGTGCCAGGTGATATTATTTGCCTGAAGAACTTGAATCGTTCCCAGCAGTGATTTTACATATTCAGACACCAGTGATTTTCCTGGAGTCATGATTACTACATTAAAATGAGTCATAGGATTACCATTTTTTGATGACCGACACGAACTTTTGGATTGCACCAGATTTCAAATCCATGATCTCTGATATCTTCACACATAGCAACATCTTCAGAACACATATCTTCAAGAACAATTCCATCTTCACGAATGAGTTGAACTTTCTTTGGTGCAAACCAAGGATAAGGAATCTTTTCAAAGATACCTTTCTTCATCAGAACCCAACCAAATCCACAGTATTCAATCTTAAATGGTTCTGAGCGGCGTTGCATATCTTCAATCGTTTCAAAATAATAAGAACCCTTCTCAAGAAGAAGTTTCTTATCCATATTCACAACAACAGTTGATTGATTGGATACAGGAGTTCCATTCGACTGAACATACCATCCAGTAGAAATATCCTTATCCATTTGCAGAAGTTCTATCAGATCTTCTGTCTTAAAAATAATATCACTATCGATCCACATAATATAGTCATAAGGAACTTGACCCCTCCATGGAGTCAGTAGTGTCCCTGCAAAGTTATCTGCCTGCAGACAATCAGTTCTGGCGAAGTTTACCATCGAACTGTATTTCTGCGAAATATAAAAGTTGATTCCCATTTGATTGAGATCAAACAAAAGGCGAATCATCTGAGTCATAAAGGTTCCTGAATATGAAAATCCAGGAAGACAGAATGCTATTGTTTTTCCCTTGAAATCATTCTTCGGTTGATTTGAATAATTAAGCATAAACTAAAGTCATATACTAATGATTATAGCATATCTAGGCAAGTTTTACCACCAGGTTATTTTAACATATCCATTTCCACCCGAAGCACCATCTCCAAATCTATTTTGTTCTTGAGAATATCCTCCACCACCTCCACCACCTCCACGAGTTCCAGCGCCACCATCTCCTGCCACAGATTGTGTTGTGGATGATGCAGTAGCAAGAGTTCCCGAAGGTCCAGCAGCAACAAATGAGGACCCATAAATCAATCTTGTAATATTAGTCGTACCAAATCCAGAAGATCTTACAATCCATGCGATTGCATCAGTTGAAGATCTGATTGCCCCACCAACACTACCAGCAACATAAATGTTATTAGTATAAGCAAGAGCATTAATCGCGGATGTACCAAATCCTGATGTTCTTAACGACCAAGTAATCGTATCCGTTGAAGTACTTAAGATTCCATTGTTTCCAGCAGCAACATAAGCACCGCCTAGACCACCATAGGTAAAGGCATTAATCGCTGTTGTAGTAAATGTATTAAATCCAGAAGTTCTTATGGCCCAGTTGATATTATCAGTAGAGATCATAATATTGTATTCATTCAGAATATTTGTTGCTGATGCTACTGTGTAAAGTCCTTCTGAATCTAAAGCAGTGATTGATGTAGTATTATTTGCAGTTGTTCTAACTGTCCAGGTTATCGTATCTGTGGATGCTTGCAATAATCCGCCAGTACCGTAAGAAAGTAAAAGAGTTTGAGTAGAAGTTGCAATAGTCCCACCTCCACCACCGATTACATAAAGGTTATTGCCATAAGCACCACAAAAAATTGATGTTGCACCAAACCCAGATGTTCTTAATGCCCAAGTAATACCATCGGTCGATGTTCTTTGTTGTCCATTTGTCGTTGCAATATAAAGACCATCATTATAAGTTAATCCATAGGAGTTAATAGCATTTATAAATCCAGTAGTTCTTAATATCCAGTTAATAGTATCGGTTGAAGTTGCAAGGTATGTTGAGTTGCCTGAAGCAACTATAAATGTATTTGTTGGCAAAGATCCATAAACTGAAGAGAATAATTGAGAACCTGGGGATCCAGAAGTTCTTAAGGTCCAAGAAATCGTATCTGTAGAAGTTGCGATACCACCAGATCCACCAGTTGTATACAAATAAACTCCATTTCCATATGTAAATGTATAGGCATAAGATGGAAATATAGCGGTTCTCAATTGCCAATTAATATTATCAGTAGATGCTGCTAAGAAATAATTTGTACTGAAGATTGAGTCATTTCCCCACCCTAAAGTAAAAGCACCAGCGGAAGAAAATCCACCAGTTGAACCAAAATTTTCAGTTCCTAATGGTGCAGTTCTTGTGGTCCAAGATACAGAATCAGTTGATGCTCTTAAAAATGCTCCATTACCATAAGAACTTAAAATTGTTTGAGTTGATGTTACCAAAGTACCAGAAGCACCTCCCATTATATAAGTATCAGTTCCATAAGCAAGTGTATTAATATCAGAAATGCCAAATCCAGAAGTTCTTAAAATCCAAGTAATCGCATCAGTAGAAGTTCGAGTGGTTCCAGATGCACCAGCAGCAACATAAAGATTACTATTATAAGCAAGAGTACTAATTGTGGATGCACCAAATCCTGATGTTCTTAAAGTCCAATTAATAGTATCTGTTGAAGTATTTAATATTCCATTGTTACCACCAGCAACATAAACGATCCCATAACCAAAAGCATTAATCGCCGTCGCACCAAATCCAGAAGTTCTTAAAACCCAGTTAATGTTATCTGTAGAAACAATTAAATTACCACTAATATTTCCTGAACTTACACCAGAAGCAAAAGAATAAGAACCACCAGAACCTAATGTAACAATATCTACAATCTGGGAATAAGTTCTCAAAGACCAAGATATTGAATCTGTAGAAGCACTCAAAAGTGAATAGATAGGATCAACAGAAGAGGCAGTTGATAGAGTGTTTGTTGCGTTAGATGCTATTAAAAATAGATTATTCCCAAAAGTAGATGCAAAAATTACTGTAGTACCGAAACCAGAACCTCTTAGAGTCCAAGTAATACCATCTGTAGAAGATGAATTAGTTCCAGAAGCGCCACCAGCGCCATAGGTATTATTACCATAAGAAAGTGTATTAATCTGAGAAGTACCAAATCCAGAAGTTCTTAAAGTCCAAGCAATTGTATCTGTTGAAGATAATAAGGTTCCAGAAGCACCCCCAACAACATAAAGATTTGATCCATTATAAGCAAGTGTAAGAATATTGGAAGTACCAAACCCAGAGGTTCTCATAGTCCAAGCAATCGCATCCGTTGATACCGATATTGCACCACCAGCAGTTGCAGCAATGTAAGCATTGCTTCCATAAACAACAGCACTAATTGAAGATGTACCAAACCCTGTTGTTCTCAAAGTCCATTGAATAGCATTTGTAGAAGATATTAATCCTGCTATTCCACCAGATCTACCGCCAACATATTTTTCTGTTGGTGTTACACTATATGCGAGAGTAGAAACCACTCCACCACCAAGAAATCCACCAGTTCTTAAAGTCCAGTTAATTGTATCTGTTGAAGTTCTTATCTGTGGCCAAGAATCTCCAACAACATAGATACCGCCACCGAAGACCATCGTTTGCATAATTGATGCTGGGGCCGCGTTTGCAGAAGTTCTTAAAACCCATTGAATAGCATTTGTAGAAACTTGAACAGAAGCATTTGTTCCATAACCACCAGCAAGATAGAATCCATTACCAAATGTAAGAGCACCAAGACCCGTTGAAGTTCCAACAACTGTTCTCTGAGTCCATACTAATGGTTCCCCTCGACTATTAATTAAATATTCACCATTAAAGTAAGTAGAACTAACAATACCAGTTGATCCAAATCCTGATGTTCTTAAAGTCCAAGAGATTGTATCTGTTGAAGATATTAATGTTCCAAGAGATTCTCCCATATAGTTTGTTGTTGCTGCAACATAATAACTACTACTTGAAGCAAGAGTAGTAATTGATTGAGTATTAGTGACCGTTGTTCTTAAGATCCAAGTAATTGCATCAGTAGAAGCAGCAAAATATGCTCCAGTACCAAACGAAGATAAGATTGTTTGAGTTGATGTGACAATCACACCCGCAGCTGCGGCAGCAACATAGTTGGTTCCGTCAGATGCCATTTCAACAAAATCTTGTACTGTTCCAGAAGTTCTAGTAATCCAAGTGATTGTATCTGTAGAAGTTGCGATTCTTCCTCCAACAGACGCAGTAACATAAAGATTACTATTATATACTAAACCATATATTCCACTTGTACCAAATCCAGAAGTTCTTAATACCCATTCAATACCATTCGTTGAAGATACTATTGAACCAGAGTTACTAGTGGCAGTATAAGTACTTGATACATAAACTATATTTGTACAACCTCCACTCATAGGTGATGTTCTTGTTGTCCAAGCAATTCCATCTGTGGATGCTCTTAAAAGTGGTCCACTACCTCCAACATAATAGTCAGATCCATCATAAATAGCAGATACAATGCTAGATGTTCCAAATCCAGAAGTTCTGATTGTCCAGGCAATAGAATTGGTAGAAGAACTTAATCTACCACTTTGCCCAGCAATAATATATTTTTCAGTTTCACTAGACCCATAGGAAATAGATCCAATCCAAGAAGTTCCAAATCCTGATGTTCTCAAAAACCAAGAAATCGTATCCGTAGAAGTAAGAAGACCTCCAGAAGTTACAGCACCACCAACAATAAAGTAGTTAGTTCCATCATAAGTTCCAGATTGTGTATCAAAAAATGGTGCTATAACAGGAGATGTTCTTGCGGTCCAGGACACACCATCTGTTGATGCTCTCAAAAATCCAGTGGATGTTACTGCAGCAACATAAAGACCATTTCCATATATTAATCCTTGTATTGTGGAAGTACCAAATCCTGAAGTTCTTAAAGTCCACATTACTGAGGGTGAATTTCCACCAACATAATAATTCGTACCTTTGAAACCAGATGCATTAATTGAACCAATAGTTCCAGAAGTTCTTAGAGTCCAAGTAATAGATGTAGAACTTCCTCCAATTAAATATTCACCATTAAAATATGAATAAAAATTGATTCCACTGGATCCAAATCCAGAACTTCTTAATGACCAAGATACTCCATCTGTTGATGTAGAGATAAGACCACCAGCAATTCCATTAGATCCTCCAATCAAAAACGAAGTTCCACCATAAATTGCATGAAAAATAGTAGGACTTGCCCCAAATCCAGAAGTTCTTAAAGTCCAAGTAACTAATGTTGATGCAGCACCACCAATCAGAAACTCATTATTAGAATAAGTAACTGCACTAATCGTAGTTGTTCCAAATCCAGTGGTTCGTGCGATCCAGGTGATATTATCTGTAGAAGCAATCAAAGCAGTCTGAGAAATATAGTTTGTTCCCGCCGCAACATAGTAACTATTACTTGTAGATAATAATGTGATTGTTTGAATATTGGAGTTAGTTCTTAAAGTCCAAGATACTCCATCAGTCGAAGCAGTTAGTAATCCACCATTTCCAAGAGAACTTAAAGTACTTTGTGTCGAAACTGCTAAAGTTCCTATATTACCACTAGCAATATAAGTGTTGTTATTATAAAAAATACTTAACATATTACTATTTAAGTTTGAAGTTCTCAAAATCCAAGTAATACCATCAGTTGAAGTTGTATTGGTTGGTCCTGCTCCGCCAGCAGTAAAAATACCACCATTATAAGCGATGGTATAGATTATATTAGAACCAAATCCAGCAGTTCTTAAAGTCCAAGAAATGGTATCGGTGGATGTTGAAAGATATCCAGATGTTCCACCACCAACATAAAGATTAGATCCATTATAAGCAAATGTATAGATGTTTTGCGTCGTTCCAGATGTTCTCAATATCCAAACAGTCGCATTAGTGGATACGAGAATCTGTGCTGGAGAAGAACTTGGTGAAACAACATAAGGATTTGAAGCGCCAGTTGCATAGGTAAATGCAGCAGAATAACTCGTTACCGCTGTTGGTAAAGTTGCACTTTGAGTCCAAATAATAGAATCCGTAGAGTTAATAAAGATTGGTGGATTTGTGTTTGAACTCAAAATAGAAAATCTACCATCCACATAAAGCATACTTGAATATTGTGCCGCAGTAAATCCAGCAGTTCTTACCGTCCAGGTAATCGCATCAGTTGAAGCAGTGATCCACTGACCATTGCCACAAGCAACATATCTTCCAACACCATAAGCAACAGATCCAATCGCTGTTGTACCAAATCCAGAGGTTCTTAAAGTCCAAGTGATAGCATCTGTCGAAGACGCAAGAACTCCAGATTGAGCACAATAAAGATAAAGTGATGATCCATCATAAGTAATCGGATATCCACCAGTGGTAAATCCACCAGGACCAATATTGGCAGATACTTGACCAGAAGTTCTTAAGACCCAGGTAATAGTTGGTGTAAATCCTCCAGCAACATGGAAACTATTACCATATGTAAGCGCAGCAATCGCGGTTGTACCGAATCCAGAAGTTCTTAAATACCAACTATTGATTCCAGTCGAAAGTGCTCCTCCACCTCCACCACCAGATCCAATGTTTCCAGTATAAGATCCAGGAATACCATCAATGCCATTACCACCAGAAGCACTTCCTGCAGTATTATATGCATTTCTATAATAATATGTTAGAGAGTTTCCACCCGCTCTTGTATTAAATGCACCACCACCGCCACCAGTAACTTGATATGTATTTGATTGAATTGCATTGTTTACACTTGCCCATGATGTTAATCCAGCACCACCAGCAAGACCAGCAGTAGTATAAAGTGGGTTTAAAGTCACTGCGGCTGCGGCACCTGCAGTTCCTGCAGTTACATCGGATGAAGATGCTCCAGTTCCTCCAGAAGATGTTAAGGTATAAGTAGCGGTTCCTGTTGGAGATTTTCCAGTCCAAGTTAGGGTTGTATTTCCACCAGATGTGGGTGTAATTAATAATCCCGATCCCCCAGCAAGAAAAACAGTTCCATAAGTAAGACCATAAAGTGAAGTTAATGCACTATTTGTTCTTAAAGTCCAAGTAATCGCATCAGTTGATGTTACAGTAGTACCACCATACTGATTGACAAAAATTCCAGAATTATAAATTACTCGATAAGATCCAATAGCATTTGGAGTAGTTCTAATTGTCCATCTAATTGTATCTGTGGAACTTGCAAGTTTATTAAATCCCGCTGCAATATGAATTCCATTACCATATGCCAAATTGTTAAGTTGCTCTGCACCAATTCCAGATGTTCTTGCAGTCCAACGAATAGCATCAGTTGATACAAAAATATTACCATTAAGATCCCCAACAATATATGGAGTTGATTCCGAAGATACATAATTTGATGAAAGTATTGAACTTGATCCACCACAAGTTCTAATTGTCCAAGTAATAGCATCGGGACTTGTGATTATTGCCCCATTAACACCAGTCATAACATAAGTTCCACTTGGTGCAGTACCATACATTAAAGAATATTGGGTAGAGTTTGGAATTCCACTAACTCTTATAGTCCAAACAATCGCATCAGTGGATGTCCCATAATAACTTGGAAATATTCCAACATCAGTTCCAAAAACATATAATGATCCCGAATAAATCAAAAGTGGGCCACCCCCTAAACTTCGTCCAATTCGAGTTGTTCCAAATCCAGATGTTCTCAAAATCCAAGTATTTGTATCAACAGATGTTGCAATTGTTCCAGAATCTCCAACTGCAACATAAAGAGAATTTCCATATACAAGATGATTAATTGTAGTTGCTCCAAAAGCACTGTTTGTTCTGGTCCAAATAATCCCATCAGTACTACTAATCATTGTTTTAATATTACCACCAGTTCCTCCAGTACCTGGAGTTACTGTGATTGTGGGCGCATCTCCAAATTCTAGACGACGAATCAACCAAGAGTTATAAGCACCACCACCTCCTCCACCACCAGATCCAACAGTTCCAGTTGCTTTTCCTGCTGCTCCGCCTCCACCAGCACCGATTGCTTCAATATAAATCTGAGATGCTGTTGGAGGAATATAAAAAGTTTGTGCTCCTGATGCAGTAAACTCCTGATATCCTCGATATATTGGAGAACCGATTGTACTAGATGTAGAGTTAATCGTTTGCCACTGTTTTGCAGTTATATTGGAAACCGCAAGAGTTCCAGATACACCACCAGCAACAATCGAAGAACCATAAACAGAAGTTGTGATTGAAGTAGATCCAAATCCACTAACTCTCGAAATCCAAGAGATTCCATCTGTAGATATTGCTAGTGTTCCCGCAGAACCAAAGGCAACAAATTGGGTTCCACCATAAAATAAACTATTAATCGCCGTCGTACCAAATCCAGTTGTTCTTAAAGTCCAAGAGATTGTATCTGTAGAAGTTCTTAAGAGACCAGCATTGCCAGCAATAGTATAAGTATTATTACCATAACCAAAAGCATTAATCGCCGTCGCACCAAATCCAGAAGTTCTTAAAACCCAGTTAATGTTATCTGTAGAAACATTTAAAAATCCAACTTCACCCATATAGTTGGTTCCATGAGCAAAAGCATAAGAACCACCAGAACCTAGTGCAGTGATTGCTAGTGTATTAACTGCAGTTGTTCTAGAAGTCCAAGAAACTCCATCAGTTGATGCCCGTAAAAGTGCTCCAGTTCCAAATGAAGATAAGATTGTTTGATTGGAAGTTTGTATGTCTCCAGTATTAGTACCAAAGACATAGATATCATTTCCAACTCCAATCGTCGATATTGCAGTTGTACCAAATCCAGAAGTTCTTAAGACCCAAGTAATCGTATCAGTCGATGTTACAGTACTTCCATTTTGACCAGCACCTACATAGACTCCATTATTATAAGTAAGTTGTAATAGTGATGTAGATCCGAGTCCAGAAGTTCTTAAGACCCAATGAATCGCATTCGTTGAAACGGTTATATATGTTGCACCACATCCAAGATATAGATTATTTGCATAGATTAATCCAACTAATGAGTTACCAGCACCAATCGCAGTAGTTCGAATCACCCAAGCAATCGAATCTGTGGAAGATGATGTGAATGATGGTACAGATGCAACATATTTTTCAGTTGCATTTTGCCCATATGCCAAAGCATTAATGGTACTTGTACCAAATCCTGTTGTTCTTAAGGTCCAAGAAATAGTATCTGTCGAAGATATAATAGTACCAGATGATCCTCCAGTAACATAAAGACTTCCACTATATACGAATGTTGGTCCACTATTACCAACACTGTTTCCCAGAGTGGCAGTTGTTCCAACGGTTCTCGCTGTCCAGTTAATACTATCAGTCGAAACAAGAACATTACCTTGATTCAAATAGTTATTTGATGTTGCAAGATAATATCCACCACCAGATGTTAAGGCAGTAATACCTTGAGTGTTGAGTCCTGCAGTTCTTAATGCCCAAGAAATAGTATCGGTTGAAGCCCTTAAAATTGCACCATTACCAATCGATCCCAAAATACTTGTCGTTGATGTTGAAATTGTAGGTACTGAAAATCCAGGTCCTGCCACCACAAAAGTATTATTACCATAAGTGGAGGTATATATTGTAGATGTACCAAATCCAGAAGTTCGTGCAATCCAAGTAATCGCATCAGTTGATGTTGCAGTATTTCCACCAGCACCACTCGCATTAAAAATTCCATTACCATAGGTCAATGCATACACATTGGCACCCATTGTACCTACAGTTCTTAAAACCCAACTAATACAATCCGTAGATGATGCAATATTAAACCCACCGATAACATATAAAGAATTTCCATAAGTGGAAGTAAAAATTGCATTAGCAGGAAATCCAGTGGTTCTTAAAACCCAGTTAATTCCATCAGTGGAAGATGAAAATGATCTAGCAACATTAGTAGTTACGCCATATGTATTGATTGGGGTATTCCCATAAACAATTGAATATATGCTAACAAATCCCAATCCAGTTGATCTTGCAAACCAACTAATTGAATCAGTAGAAGTTGAGAAATAACCTCCACTACCACCCACAAGATAAACTCCATTTCCATAATTAATGAGAGGTCCAACATCAATAGCATTTGAATAATCTAAAGTAGTTCCAGAAGTTCTCTTAGTCCAAAAAATACCATCTGTCGAAACTGTTATGGATCCAGCAAGACCAGTAGCAACATATAAATTATTACCATATCCAACATTATGAAGAGCAGTTGTACCATATCCCGTAGTTCTCGAAACCCAATTGACTGCATCGGTTGAAGTTAATAATACTGCTCCCGTTCCTCCTGCAAGATAAAGATTGTTTCCATATCCTAAAGAGTATGGAGTAAATACTGTACCAAAAGTTCTTTGAGTCCAGGTTGTATAATCAGCATACCCACCAGCAAGATAGATTCCATTATTATATGCGATACTATAAATCGCTGTTGTACCAAATCCTGAAGTTCTTAAAGTCCAAGAAACGGTTTCTGCTCTACCAGCAATCAAATATTCATTGTTAAAATATATTGATTTTGCAATATTAGTTGTACCAAATCCTGATGTTCTTAAAGACCAGGAAACAGAATCAGTTGAAGAAGTTAAGGTTCCAGAAACTCCAGAAGCAACATAATTTGTTCCTGAAGATGCTAAGTTATTGATCGCGGAAGTACCGAATCCTGATGTTCTTAAGGACCAGGAAACAGTATCGGTTGAAGTTGTTAATGTTCCAGAATCTCCACCATTAACATAAACAGTTCCATAAGTCGCAGCATTAATATTAGTAGTACCAAATCCAGAAGTTCTAAGTGTCCAGTAAAATGCTCCAGGATAAACACTTAAAAACTTACCACCATTTCCAGATACAGATGGATATATTGGAGTACCAGTTAATACAGCATCTGCATAAGTCTTATTTGCCGCATCTGTTGTATTAACTACTGTACTAATACCAGTAATATTATTGCTGCCTAATATTGCCATTTATTCAACATTAATATAAGTTATTTATTACCACCAGGTGATCCTCACAAATCCATCGCCACCATTTCCACCATTCGCAAAAGTAGATCCAATGGCAGCACCTCCACCTCCACCACCTCCACGAGTTCCATTACCACCTGCGCCAGCACTTGATATACCAGCACCTCCTCCACCTCCACCAAAACCATAAGGAAGTGAAGTGATTGCAATACCAACTGCACCATTCGATCCTGTATTACTTCCACCAGCAGAGAAAATAGTATTGCCATAGAAAGTAATCGAACCACCACCACCTCCTGCGGAAGATGGTGTTCCTGCTCCACTACCACCGCCCGTTGATTGGAATGAGTTTGCCTGTGCCGTAGCAGACACTCCAACACCATTGATCGCAGTAACACCACCAGGGCCGCCAGCAGTTGTATAATAATAATTCGTGATATTTGTTTGAGCAATTCCAGCAACACCACCAGCACCACCACCATTTGCAACTAGTGTATAAGTTCCTCCAGGGCCAGTCCATGATATTGTTGTTCCTGCTCCTGCAGATCCAGAACTAGTTTCAGTTGTTGCTCCAGTTCCACCGACTCCAATATTTACACTTACATTTGAAGTTACTATAGATTTGGGAATATACCAAGAAGTATAAGAACCTCCAGAACCGCCAGTACCAGATAACTGAGATTGTGCAGTAATTAAAGATCCAGATACTCCAGCAACATAGTAATTATTATTCACAGATATTGATGATCTTAAAGATTGTGTCGTATTAGAAGTATTTACTCTCCAAACTATAGCATCTGTTGAGACATAAACTCCTCCATTATCACCTGCCAGAAGATAACTCAAAGATGCAGAAGAATATGAAAGAGTATAGATTGAATCTCCAGAAAACCCTACAGTTCTTAGAGTCCAAGTGATTGCATCAGTTGAAGAGGTTAAGAATTTATCAGATCCTGCAGATACATAAACAGACCCATAAGTAAGTGTATTAATCGCGGAAGTACCGAATCCCGATGTTCTTAAGATCCAGGTAATAGTATCAGTTGAAGTATTTAAGATTCCATTATTACCGCCAGCAACATAAACAGTTCCATAACTAAAGGCATTAATCGCAGTTGAACCAAATCCAGAAGTTCTTGCAATCCAGTTAATATTATCTGTAGAAACATTTAGGAATCCAATATCACCTCTATAGTTGGTTCCATGAGCAAAGGTATAAGAACCACCAGAACTTAGTAAAGTTACAGTTAATGTATTGAGTGCTGTAGTTCTTAAGACCCAAGTTATGCCATTAGTTGATGCTTGGAGACGGGCCCCAGTTCCAAATGAAGATAAGATTGTTTGATTGGAAGTTTGTATGACTCCAGAACTTCCCCCAAAAACATATATGTCTTGACCAAAGATACTCGTATAAATGTCATTACCTGAAGGAGAAGTTCTCAATACCCATGCAATACCATCCGTAGAAGTTAGATTAGTTCCAGATGCACCAGCAGCAACATATAAGTTATTATTATGGGAAATGGTATAAAGATTACTTACAGTTCCAGAAGTCCTAAATGTCCATTGTATGGCATTAGTAGAAGTTTCAATAAATCCCGAGTTGCCAACTATAGCATAAACAGAACCTACCGCAATATTGTTAAGCGTAGTGGTAGTTGAAGAAGTTCTGAATGTCCAGTATATGGTATTCGTCGAAGTTTGTATATATCCACTAATACCCGCAAGAACATAGTAGTTACTACTCAGAGTACTATAGATTCCAGAATACACATAATTTGGATTCATTGGTACGGGACTAGTTCTTGTAAACCAACCAATACCATCAGTTGAAGTTGTTATTATTGCAGAAGCACTTAGATAAGTTGGAGTTGGTAAAGATCCATATAATACAGTATGTATTCCATAAATACCAGCAACCATAGGAGCATTGGTTCTTGTAGTCCATACGATTCCATTTGTAGAAGTTCCTGTTCCTCCGCTATTCGAATTATTAATGAACACATATAAATTATTCCCCAAAATAAGACCAGAACCAGCACCATTATTACCATTTCCAACTTGATTTAAAGGAGAAGAAATAGTTCTAAGTACCCAAGAAATAGTATCCGTGGAAGTTGCTAAATTTGAAGAATTTCCACCAGCAAAATAAGTATTATTAGCATAAAGAGATGCTAAAAAACCATTACCAGTTCCAGAAGTTCTTAAGACCCAGGTAATCGTTTCTACTCTTCCACCAATCAAATGTTCATTATTAAAGTAAGTTGCACTATTAATATTGGTTGTTCCAAATCCTGAGGATCTTACAATCCAAGTGATTGTATCAGTTGAAGATCTCAATGCTCCTCCTGCTCCAGAAATAACATAAGTTGTTCCACCTGATGTAATATTTGAAATCGTCGTCGATCCAAAACCAGAAGTTCTTAATGACCAAGTAAGACCATTTTTTGCAAAAGTAGATCCAGTTGTTCCAGTACTTCCACCACCTCCAGCACCAACTGCCTCAACATATAAAAGATTTGCCTGAGAAGGCACTGTAAATGTTTGTGGAGATCCTGTTGTAGAAAACTCTTGATAGTTTGAAACATAATCCCATGAAACACTTGTACCATCAGTCGTAGTTAAAAACTCTCCATCATTTCCAGTTTGTGATGGCAATGTTGAAAGATTATCGACATAAGACTTATAAACACCATCAGTTCCCTGAGTTGCTGTTGTAATGCCAGTAATAAAATTAGATCCTAGTATTGCCATTTATTTTCTCCTATTGCCAACTAATACGAACATAACCATCACCACCATTTCCACCAAATCCTGGAACAGTGCTTGCACCATCATATGCTCCACCACCACCACCGCCTCCACAAACTCCATTTCCACCACGGCCCGCCTTTGTTGCAGTCGTCGCAATCATATCTGAACCACTGCTCACAAGTAGAAAAATATTATTTCCAAAACACCCACCACTGACATTACCACCATTAACCCATCCACCAGTTCTTAAGTGCCAAGTAAAAGAATCGATAGATGCATGAACATAATTAGAATTGCCAGCAGCAATATAAGTCCCACCACCATAAATTGAAGCATATGGATCACTACTTAAAGTTCTCACAATCCAAGTAATGGTATCAGTAGAAGTAGAAACACTATTACCACTTCTATTAGATGCTATAAATCTTCCATTGCCATATGCCAATGATGAAACATCGCCAATACCGCCTATACCCAAAGTTCTTGCAATCCAAACAATACCATTTGTAGATACATTAATCACTCTAGAAGCTGCTCCAAGAATATATTGATCATTATCATAAATTATAGAATAAATTTGTCCCGTTGTTCCAGCAGTTCTTAGTTGCCAAACAATGGCATCCGTAGAAGCAATTAGAGCACCAGAGGCGCCAACACCATAAAAAAATCCACCTTGATATGACAAAGAAGGTCCAGAAAAAGTACTTCCAATTTGATTTGCAGTTCCAGATGATCTAAATGTCCAGTTGATTGAATCAGTAGAACTTCTTAATCCAGAGTTTCCATCAATCACATAAACACCATTACCATAAACTACCCCCAAAATTACACTAGCACCATAAGAAGAAGTTCTCAAAACCCAAACAATACTATCGGTAGAGAATCCCAAGCGGCCACCATCACCACCATAAATGTAATTTGATCCATCATAATAAGTCGTATAAAGAACAATACCACCGGTATTGGCAGTTCTTAATCTCCAAAAACTTCCGCCAAGAGCATTCGAACTTCCACCATTTCCACCATAACCATAAGAAAGTCCAGTAATGTTTGTTGCACTTGTACCATTCATATTTCTCTGATCTAATGTGGAAGATACAGTATTTCCATAATAGTTAATTGTACCTCCCAAAGATCCATAAGATCCATAAAAATTTGAACTATTTGTGTTAGAGTTAGAAACTGCTCCACCACCACCACCAGTAGTTTGAAAAGATGAAGTTGCAGTTGTTGCATTTGATGGTACTTGAAGTGCCTCAAAAATACCACCATTACCACCAGCAGTTCCAGCAGATGCTTGAAGATAATTTGATGATGCCGTTATTGTACCTCCTGCCCCACCAGGAAGTGATTGAGTTGAAGAGTTATATACATTAGTTCCAGCACTTCCACCATTTGCAGTTATAGAAAAGTTTCCTCCAGGTCCTGCCCAAGATACTACACTCGAATCTCCAGATGCTCCATATACACCACCTTTTCCAACTTTAACGGTTAATGTAGTGCCACTAATATATGCTTTTGAAATATTCCAAGATGCCGCTGCTCCTCCACCTCCACCACTTCCAGCAAATCCAGTAGGAGGTAAAGCAGCACCAATATATCCAGAATCACCACCGACAACAAAAGTATTATTGCCATATACCACTCCTTTCCAACCACTACCAAAAGCACCTGGTGAAGTTCTGAATGACCAAGTAACAGTATCAGTAGAAAAGAATATAAATCCAGCACCACCAACAGCATAATAAGTATTATTCGCAAAAGTTGTTGCATATAAAGATTGTAAATAACTTACACTAGTTCTTGCAGTCCAAGTAACTGCATCTGTAGAAACAATTATATCGGCAGATGTACCAGTAGCAAAATAAAGACCATTTCCATAAGATACACTAATATAAAAATTATTATTAACTCCAGTTCTAATTACCCAAGTAATACTATCTGTAGAAGTTTGAAATCTTCCAGAACCACCACTAGTAACATATTGATCTCCAGCATAAAGAATTCTATATATTGCATTTCCGGTAGGATATCCAGAAGTTCTTAAGGACCAGGTAATGCCATTTGTAGAAGCAAAAATACGAGCATCATTATCTAAACCAAGAACATAAATGCCATTATTAAATTCTAAAGCATTAAGTCTAGCAGTACTGGCACCTGTTGTTTGCATTGTCCAAGTGATACTATCAGTAGAGGTAATTAATTTTCCAGCATTACCACATACAACATAAAGATTTCCACTATACACGATAGAACCAATTGCAGTTGCACCAAATCCACTTGTTCTCGTAATCCAAGTAATTGCATCAGTAGAAGCAAGAACTGCTCCACCATCAGTTCCTGCATAAAATACATTGTTCGCATATATCATTCCTGGACCCTGATAATACCCTGAAATACTATTAGAATGACTAGAAGTTCTTAAAAACCATTGCCCAGCACCAGTGTTCACATAAGAAGATGCATCTCTAGTTCCTGATGCTCCACTCCCTCCAGCACCCGTTGCTTCTATGAACAGTTGTTTTGCTTGAGACGGTACATTAAAGGTATACGTTCCAGCAGCAATATATTCTTGATATGATCCTACTGGTTGCCAAGATGAAGTATTGCCATTAGTGGTTAAAAAGTTATTATCTTGATTTGTTATTGGTGGACCAGATGCAGAAATATCCACATATTGCTTATTTACGGCATCAGACGCATTAGATACCGAATCAATACCAGTAACTTGAGTAGAACCTACACCGACTGGCATATCAACTTCCCTCTAGTTTTTCTTTCAGTTTTTGTATTTCTATATTTTGTTCCTTGATTGCTTCAATTAATAGGGCAATAAGATTTGCATAAGCAACAGATTTTTTTTCATAATCTGGTGCGGGTCCTTTGGGATATACAATCTCAGGTACAATTTTTTCAACTTCCTGTGCGATTAAACCGATTTGATGTTCTCCATTGTCTATGCGGTCATATTCAACCCCTCTCAGTGCCAATACCTTTTCAAGAGCATTTTCAAGAGGTTTAATATTTTTTTTAAGTCTTTCGTCAGAGTTTGCAGTAACTGTTCCAGAAACAACAATGTTTCCTGCTGTTGTATTATTTGCAACTCCAACTCCAAGTCCACCAGAAATATAAGCACTACCAGTTACTTGAAGTGGTTGAGATGCTGTTCCTGTAGATGTTGCAGTTCCCACTAATATTGGTCCAGAAGTAACTTGAAGTTTATTATCAACAGTTGCATCACCATAGATTCTTGTACCAGATTTAAGTTTTGCCATTATGCCTGCGCCTCCGTCCAAGAAAGTCTTGTTGCAACGTTTGTCGCAGTTGCTGACAAATTAGTTGCAACAATTGTAAGTGTATCAGGACCATCTGGATAAATTCCTATTCCACTTGTTGCCCCACCACCACCAAGAATACAATTACCTAAGTCTCGAACCTGGGTAAGATCAATGGAATTTGCTCCAGATCCAACGAAGAAACCAGCAGTAACCTCACCACCAATTACCTGAACTCCAGTTGCTCCACCAACAGATGCATAATCAGCAATTTGTGCCAGACTTGAATTTTGAATATTAGCGACATTACCAACAGCATTTGTCCAATTTGTTGCAGTACTTGGAGTTGTATTCAAAAATGCTCTTACAAGAATGTTAGAGTTTGCCGTAAGTGAAGTAAGATCGAGAGCAACAAGTTTTAACTGCATTCTATTAATTAATTCTCTTGTCCCAAATGATGCTGCAACACCATTATCAACTGATGGGGCAACACGAATTGCAATTAGTGCTCTTGTTGAACCAGTAGCTCCCGTTGCAGCAAGAGTAGTAATACCAACTTGCCCATAGGTAAAGATCAAGGATTTATCATCATCAAATCGTCCATCCATAATCACACTTGTTCCCCAGTGAGAGATAGAAGGGCCATATGTTGGGAATGCAAGTTCAATGGCCGTTGGGTCAGTTGCTGAATAAGTAAATGTTTGCCCAACAGTTGCACCCATTGGAGCGATTGTTACTGTTGGATTTAATGCTGTTGATGCCTGACTTAAATAAATAGTACCAATTCCAAGAGCACTGACATAAGTACTTTCAGGAAAACCACCAATAACTCTTTGACCTACTTGTAAATTTGTAGTTGATCCAGTTGCTATATTTGATCCCAATGGAACTGTAAGAGAAAGAGAAGCATTACCTGGTTTTCCTCTTGTTAATCCAATAAATGTAGTTGTTCCAATACCAGTATAATTTACATACTCATAAGTATTTGCATTTCTTATAACCACTGTTCCTGCACTAGGGAACCCTAATGTACTTGCAACACTTACCAAAGTATCTCCAGAGTTTAAAGTTGATGTTAGATATGTAGTTGCAGGAACACTTATAGACTCATACCTTGCTGGCAAATTTCCAGTTCTCAAATATGCTTCGGTATTTACATTATTATTGACCTGTTTGTGACAATAAATTACATTACCATCAGCACCTCTAAATCCCCAACGAACAAATCCAGCACCATACCAAGAATAATCCAAGTAAAACATCTGCATCTTGGATAAATCAAGATTATAACCAGAAGGACCAGTACCATCACACTTGTCAAGGTTCCATTGTGACTGTGGAATTTTTGTTTCTATAGTCTCCGAAATAATCACGAAGTCAGCAGTTGCTCCTCTATATGAAGGAGAAATCGTCATACTTGTATCACTTGCAATATCAACAACACGATATGACTGTCCACGAAGAACAATAAAATCACCAATATTTAATTGTTTTGAAAATCTAGTTGGAAATGTTTCATTTGTCTGTACTACAGCATTATTTCCACTTACAACACTCACTCTTCCCGAAAGTTGGAAAGTAGAGTTTCTACGAACTGTATAAAGTGTTTGACCATCAAATTCAAAAAAGATTCCATTTTGAGAATCAAATGCACCAAGACGATTAAAGCACCCATACCATCCAGATATATTACAAATATATGTACCAGAAGCAATTGTTGCAGACGGTGTTGTTAATGGAGTATATTGAAAAGTATTATAACCAGTAACGGAAGTTATATTATAAGATCCATTATATCCAGTTTCATTTGCACCAGAAATTGTAATTGTGGTTCCTGGAGTTGATGCTTGAATATTATGTTGTTCTTTAGTTTGAACCGTAACAAGATTCGTTGCGGGATTATATGTTAACGAATCAATTTGAAGATTTGGTTTAAGAGAAGTACCAGAACTAACTTGTATACCTTTGCCAGACTGATAACGAAAATATCTTCTTGTTTGACGAGTTGCTGATTCAAAGTTTGAAGATGCATTATTTGAAAAAATAACTCCACCATCAAAAGGGCGATGTAAAAATTGACCTTGCGGTCTTACATAAATTAAACCACCAGTTGGAACTGCTGATGGGGTATTATTTGCATAATAAACAAATTGAGTTGAACTATTAATTGTTGTAACAACGAACGAACCATTTGCAACAGTTTCAGTTGTACCAATTACTGCAATCTGATTTCCAATTGCAAGACCATGAGGAACTGTTGTATTTACCGTAATTTCTGTTCCAGAAGTCCAAGCAAATGAAGGAGTACTCCCAATTGCAGCACTAGTATAAACAATACCATTATTAATTACTGTTTTATTCGGATCAAAAATATTTGTTACTGTTCCAGTATTTGTTGCTCTTGCCGTATAAGTAAAAATTGTATTGCCAACTCCACTATTTGTTTCTACAATGAAGTTACCATTTGCAATATTTAAATAACAATCCTGAACCGAAATTGCAGTTCCTATGCCAGGTGCTGCACCCTGCAATCCAACAGTAACAGTTCTTGAGTTTGTTGGAATATTAATAGAACTAATTGTTGCAATACCAATTGCAGAAGGAAATGAGAATGGACGATTATTAATCATCGCCAAGTTTTCCCACTTCGTAATTTGAGTACCATACTCAAAGTCAGTATCAATCAGTGCTTGTGCTTGAGATGTTCTAAATTTATTTACAGGATCAGTATAAATTTCTGATGGAGTAAACTTTTCATCGTACTCATCTACAATAATTTGAAGTTTATCTGTACTACTCATTGCGGCAGTACTATAATTCAATACGATTGTGGTTGTAGTTGTATTACCACCACCAGAAGTTAATACTGTATAAGCATTTGCTTTTAGATTCGAATCAGAAAAATTATAGATTACTGTGTTCGTCGTCACATTGGTAATCAATATCAATCGTTCCCTCTGTATAGCACGAGGAATGACTATGGTATTTGTGGAAGGTGTAAATGTATATCCCGTTTCCAGTATTGCCTTTCTTGCCATAATTAATGAATACCTTTGTTATATTTATCAGTTATGTAAAAGATGTGATTTCATCAATTTCAGTATATACAATCACAGATTTATCAGTATTTTGTCTCATATAAGTTCCTGTTCCAGATCCATAAGAAACTCCAGCAAATTCATCACCAATAATGTCGTATGGTTTAAAAACATTAGCAGTTAATGTTGTAACTCCTATATTTTCAGAAAACTCTGAAGAATAGTATGTTCCAACAGATCCAGCAGATGCGGCAATTCCATTATCATTTGAAGTTGTATCATCAAACTCATTCACGAGCATTGATGCATATTGATCTAATCTTCCTACAATTGACATATTATCCTGCTACAAAATCTAAACTATTTGTAGTTGAGTTATATTGTATATAGAAGTTCGTGCTAGAAGAAGTTCCACCAAATCTTACTTTATTATCAGATTGAACGCGAACATCTCCACCAACATCAGCAGAAAATTGTGGAAATGTAACTCCAATACCAAGTCTCCCACTTGAGGGTACAAATGTTAGATTGGTTTGAGTGATTCCAATTGAAGTTGCACTCGTATTTGTAACAAATCCAATATATTGTGGAGTATTTGAATTTGATTCAGAAATAGTTAAAGAAGATGATCCTCCTCCACCACCAGAAACACCCTGAACACCTTGGCCAGCAAATAATCCAGAAAGACCTTGAATTCCAAGATTACCTTGAAGACCTTGAGTTGCTTGAGTACCTTGAGCACCTTGGCCAGCAAAAAGACCAGGAACACCTTGAGTACCTTGAAGTCCTTGAAGTCCCTGAACACCCTGTCCAGCAAATTGTCCAGCAAGACCTTGACGTCCTTGAAGACCTTGAAGACCTTGAGAACCTACACCTTGAACACCCTGAGTACCTTGAAAATTGCCTGGAAGACCTGCAATTCCTTGAATGCCTTGAAAAGATCCTCCAAGTAAACTGGATAAAAGCACAGTTTTAACTTACTATTTTAAATATTTATTCTTTCAATTAATAAAATTATAAAACAACATCTATATTCTAGTCACAATCAAATATCCATCTCCAGTATTATATCCAATTACACTAATTGTAGATTGAGAATAACTTCCCCCACCACCAGCAGTAATAGTACCTGTGCTTTCTCCACTACCTCCACCGCCAGAATATCCACCACCACCTCCACCACCTCCAGCGTTTCCATGAGTTCCTCCACCACCACCAAAACCCCCATATGCAGTATTAGTACCACCAGAATTTCCACCTTGCCCACCATTTACAAAAGCAAATCCCAATCCACTAGTATTACTGGCAGCATTTGTACCGTCAGTCAGTAAACCTCCTCCACCTCCACCCCATCTAGATCCACTCCCACCTACTGCACCAGTTCCACCATTTCCAGAAGTTCCACCAGTACCATATCCTTCACTACTATTAGATCCAGATGTTCCAGATTGCCCATCACTTCCAGAATAAAGTGTTGCTGAGTTAGTGGTAGCACCTCCTCCTCCACCAGCAACTATAATGGGACTATTTCCAGTGGTTGTCATAAAAGTTCCACCACCACCACCACCAGAACTAGTTACATATACAGATCCTTTTTGTCCAACCAATATTTTATATTGTTGCCCCGCCACTAAGGATATGGTAGATTCAATAACAATTCCCCTACAATAAGTAGCAAAATTTCCATTTTGTCCAGCAGCACCAGCAGCACGAATCGTGTAGTTTCCAGTAGCAGGTGCAGTCCAATTTTGTATTCCAGATGAAACGGAAAAATAAGTTGAATACCAAGATTGTGATGTGTAACTTGAGACTGCTGCAAATGAAGTTGGTCCATTTCTTCCAGTTGCACCACCAGTTGTAAAGGTAAATGTAGTGAAGTTATAAATACCTCCACCACTATTATCATTAGTTCCACCACCAGTCCATTTAGTTCTATCAAAAGGTACTGAATATCCATCCAATACTTTGCCAGGAACAAACCCGCCGCTAGAAGTTTTACTTGTAGTTCTGACTGCCATATGAAAAACCTATAAAGTTTAATTAAAGACCAAATCTTCCCTTTTTATCATTAAAATTTTGCAATACTTCTACCGAAGAAAGTCCTCGGTTATAAACTTGCACCACACCAATATTACCAATATAATATCCATCACCACCATTTACCCATGTATTTCTATATGCCCCGATTCTCCAATATCCACTAGAGTTTTCAGCATTAGATGCAGTATTTGTTGCAATCGATACTCCATTGACATACAATCTTACGGTAGTTCCTTCTCCACCATAAGTTCCCGCAACATGATACCAGTTATTATCATTATATGTTAATGGCGAAATTGCAGATTTAACTGCCCCATCATAAACACCAAAATATAGTTTCCCATCAGTACCTATGTAAATCTGCCTATCATGTGCATCAGCAGTAGTTCCTATTCGAGCAGATTGAAACCCAATTATTTTTTTACCATTAGCAGCGGCAGTTTTAAACCAAGCACTAATAGTAAAAGATTGGGGATTTGTATATAGTGTTGTTGTATAAAGATACTGACTGAAACTATCAATAAAAACTACAGAACCTCCATTTTCAGTACTATAATCAGGTGCAGTTCCAGTAAATGCAAGAGTTCCAGTATTACTAGTACCACTTAAATCAGTCACAGTAGTTCCAGATCCTGGCCAGGAACTAGTATTACCAAAATCATAATGTATGATCAATCCACTAGTTACTCCACCAGATTCAATCGTAGTTCCACCACCAGTTCTTTTGGTAGATCCAAATTTTGCTCCTTTAATAGATCCAATAATTCTTGTACTCTTTATTGACATAATGAATCAACCATTAAATATCAGTATCACCGATAATCTGATAGTTTATCGCACTTCCAATACCTGCCCCACCAACAGAAAGACTTGGTTGAGTAACCTCCACAACAATCTTTTCTTGATTTACAAGAACAAGAGGATAATTCGTTTCAAAGAAATACGTTTCATTTGTTCCAAGATCAACTCTCGCCAATCGAAAGGAAGTTACTCCAACACCAGAAACTGCAACTGTACTTGGATAAACATAAATTGACGAAGTTGCAGTATTAAGACCAGTATTATGCATAATAATACTTCTCAAATAAGTAGTAGAAGCAATGCCAACACCACCTGCAGTTGGAGTAGTTCCTACAGTAAAAATGCCAACCGTAGCAATTCCAGTTACTGATTGAATACTTAATAATTTAGTTCTTCTAAGTGCCATTATCTTTTTTTAAATATTTATGAGAAAAGTGCAGCGTCAAGTTCATTTATAGTACCAGTACCTCCTCCCGATCCTGTAGGTCCTGTAGGTCCTGTAGGTCCTGTAGGTCCTTGTGGACCTAATGAACTGAATACTTGCCAGGTTGTTCCATCATATATTAAATCTACAATTGTTAATCCCAAATCTAATGTTAGATCTTCAGACAATCCTTCAATTGTACTACCATTTCTTGCAACTGTTAGGTTATACGTTACCCAATTTGCACCATCAGATATACGGACAATATTTCCAGTTGATGGAGTTGCTGGAAGAGTAATTGTAAATGCTCCACCAGAAGTATTTGCAATAATTTGATCCCCAGTTGTTGCAGTATAGTTTGCTGTTTTATAAATCCAACTTGATAATCCTCCTCCTCCGCCACCACCAGATCCTGCTGGACCTTGAATTCCTATGAGACCTTGAAGACCTTGAGAACCAACACCTTGAAGACCTTGAAGACCTTGTGATCCAACACCTTGAAGACCTTGGGATCCTTGAGTACCAGTAGATCCAATACCAACAGTTCCCTGAAGACCTTGTGATCCATCACCTTGTAATCCTTGAGAACCTTGTGAACCAACACCTTGAAGACCTTGAAGGCCTTGAGTACCAGTGGATCCAATACCAATAGTTCCCTGAAGACCTTGTGATCCAACACCTTGAAGACCTTGGTTTCCTTGAAGACCTTGAAGACCTTGAAGACCTTGAAGACCTTGAAGACCTTGAGATCCTTGAGAACCAGTAGATCCAATACCAATGACTCCTTGAAGACCTTGAGTACCTTGAGTACCTTGATTTCCTTGAGTACCTTGATTTCCTTGAGTACCCTGAGATCCTTGAGTACCAGTAGATCCGATACCAATGGTTCCTTGAACTCCTTGAAGGCCTTGAGAACCTTGTGATCCAATACCTTGAAGACCTTGTAATCCTTGAGAACCTTGAGTACCAGTAGATCCGATACCAATAGTACCTTGAAGACCTTGTAATCCTTGAGAACCTTGAAGACCTTGTAATCCTTGAGAACCTTGTGATCCAATAGTTCCTTGAACTCCTTGAAGGCCTTGAGAACCAATAGTTCCTTGAAGACCTTGAGATCCTTGTGATCCAACACCTTGAAGACCTTGGTTTCCTTGAGCACCTTGCAAACCAGCACCAAAAGGAGTAGTCCAAGAAACTCCAGCACCAGTAGAAACTAAGATTGAATTAGCGGCGCCTACATTATTGTAAACATCATAAAGACCAGAACGAAGTCTTATATTCCCACCAACATCTAATGTAGTATCAGTAACTTGCATCCCACCGACAGCAAGTCTTACTCCATTAGGAATTTGATCAGTGCCAATACCCACTCCATAATTAAATAACCAAGCATCAGTATTCAGTCCAGTAAAGGAACCAGACTTCAACCACATAATTTGCTTATATGTTCTTGGAATATTATCAGTACCAAAACCAACATCAATATCAAATAATGGACTTCCTTCAGTTGACGCAATAGCAATACCACCATGATTTGCAGTGGTATCAGTTGAAACATCTTGGTTTAATGTATTTGTAGTAATACCAAGGACAATATTTTTGTCCTTAATTTTAACTTCATTAACAGCAAGGAATGCTGTTGTACCTCCAATAGTAATATTTCCACCAATATAAAGATTGGATCCATCAAAAGTAAAGTTATTGGATCCAGTTGGATTATTGGAACCATCCTTATAGACGACTTGATTAGCACTACCTGCTACTGGGCCAGAAACACCTTGTGTTCCCTGAGTACCCTGGAGTCCTTGAGTACCTTGGGATCCTTGGGATCCTTGGGATCCAGTAGATCCAATGCCAATAGTTCCTTGAAGACCTTGCGATCCTTGAGTACCTTGAAGACCTTGAAGACCTTGAAGACCTTGCGATCCTTGAGATCCTTGAAGACCTTGAGATCCTGTTGAACCAATACCAATAGTACCTTGAAGACCTTGTAATCCTTGAAGACCCTGAAGACCTTGAGATCCAACACCCTGAAGACCCTGAAGACCTTGGAGTCCTTGAGATCCAGTAGATCCAATGCCAATAGTTCCTTGAAGACCCTGAAGACCTTGAGTACCTTGAAGACCTTGGAGTCCTTGAGATCCTTGAGATCCTTGAGATCCAGTAGATCCAATGCCAATAGTTCCTTGAAGACCCTGAAGACCCTGAAGACCTTGGAGTCCTTGAGATCCAGTAGATCCAATGCCAATAGTTCCTTGAAGACCCTGAAGACCTTGAGTACCCTGCGATCCTTGAGAACCAGTAGATCCAATGCCAATAGTTCCTTGAAGACCTTGGATTCCTTGAAGACCTTGAGTACCCTGGGATCCTTGAGATCCAATACCCTGAAGACCTTGTGATCCTTGAGTACCAGTAGATCCAATACCAATAATACCTTGAGTTCCTTGAGAACCTACAATAATATTTGGCACCAATTCCCATCCTTGGCCATTCCACTTCCAAGTTTTCGTTCCTATAGAAGTAGTAAGACCTATTGTTGGACTGATTGGAAAATCAAGTGCCATGTTTATATCTCTTTAAAAGTTATTTATTTTATGTTTGGTTATCATACTAAAGTTATCCCCATTTAGTTCTAAGACTACTTATAACTGATGCCCTTTCTGTTGAGTCCATAGATCTATTATAAAATGCAAATTCACATGCAACTAATGCTGGATAAGTAGTATTGCCACTATAATCTACAGGTCTAATTTGAAAATATCTATTTGCATCTACTTGTGTAGAATAAGTTATTCCAGAAATTGTACCTGAAGAAGTATTCGCAGAACCTAGACTAGTATTATATGAAACGTTATATACGCTTCCAGTAACTGTAACAACATCATAATGAACAAAAGATGTTGATCCCCTATTACTACCACTAGTAATAGATACAGCCTTTGATGCGGCAGCATAATTAAAAACATCAAGTTCATCATTAGAAGAATTGACCCAATAAGTTCCATGATTAAAATCATAACTATAACCAGCCAAATACCACCTATACATTCTAGTATAATTTGAAATTGTTGTTGTGTGTTTCCAAACAGAAATCCAAGTATAAGAATCTGATGCTCCTATATTTGGAAAAGCATTTCCATCAGAATTTAAAAATGCTCCTTGATTTTGAGTACCAGTATTCGATGCTAAAGACAAACATTTTATTCCATTTTGAGTACTAATTGTAGTTGAAAAAGTACCAGTACCAGATCTTTTATGATAAAGTTGTGGAGTTGTGGATGATCCTCCAATAGAATTTCCAGCTGCTGAGGTAATTGCAGTACCATCCGTAGTATAAGTAGTTCCAACAGCATCTGCTAATACAGAAAAATCCCAATGAGAATATAAACTATTTGTTGGTATTACTCCAGAATATGATGCAGATGATACTTTTTTCCTACTATTAAATCCAAATCCAGAACTAATCCTATTGACAATTGGAGACATTATCTAAATCCCCCATTCACAATACCAAGAACAATATAATTTGCAGCAGTACTTGCAGAACCTACGGTATTAATTCCAGTAAAATTATAGATATCATATCCTCTAGTTGTTGTAACACCAGTGGTTGCAGATGCTAAAGAACCCCCAGACCAAAATATTGTTTCAGGAACACCATTCAAATTAACTGCAGTACAACTTCTTGCAGTTCCAGTTTGAGTTACAATTACACTAAATGTAATCACATGATTATCAAAAGAACTGTCTGTTGGAATACCAGTTACATTCAGTGTAATATTACCACTCGGATTGGTACATAATCCAGTATTTGCACTATTCGAACTGTAAGTAATGGATACATTATTTCCATCTGTTCTTATAAGTTTTTCTGCAACATTTTGAATTCTTATTTCAGAAACTGTTGCTACACCAGATACTGAAAGTTGAGTAACTGATGCAATACCACCTATAACATTAGTAGATACTCCTGCTGCTGTAGCATACGTGGCAATACCAGCATTATTAGAATAACCAGTATTTATTTGTTGAGGTGTTGGACCAAATTCAACCCATTGAGAACTGTTTCCATCATTATAATAAAAATAAGTGATGCCATCATCTTCGTCTACCCAATAATCTCCGACAGATGCAGATCCTGGTGGCGTAGATTGGCGATAAACCGTAAAGTTACCAACAAGTCCTTGAAGACCTTGCAATCCTTGAGAACCTTGAAGACCTTGCAATCCTTGAGAACCGAATGCACCCTGAAGACCTTGAGCACCAGTGGATCCAATACCAATGGTTCCTTGAAGACCTTGGAGTCCTTGAGCACCAGTGGATCCAATACCAATAATACCTTGAAGACCTTGGAGTCCTTGAAGACCTTGTGATCCTTGAGAACCGAATGCACCCTGAAGACCTTGAGCACCAGTGGATCCAATACCAATAGTTCCTTGAAGACCTTGAGTACCTTGAAGACCTTGAGTACCTTGAAGACCAGTAGATCCAATACCAATAGTTCCTTGAAGACCCTGAAGTCCTTGAGAACCAGTAGATCCAATACCAATAGTTCCTTGAAGACCTTGAAGGCCCTGTAATCCCTGAGTTCCTTGAGATCCTTGAGCACCTTGAGATCCTGTTGAACCAATACCAATAGTACCTTGAAGACCTTGTAATCCTTGAAGACCTTGCGATCCTTGAGATCCCAATACACCTTGAAGACCTTGAAGGCCTTGAGCACCAGTGGATCCAATACCAATAATACCTTGAAGTCCTTGAAGACCTTGGAGTCCTTGAAGACCTTGTGATCCTTGAGAACCAGTAGATCCAATACCAATAGTTCCTTGAGTACCTTGTAATCCTTGAGTTCCTTGGAATCCTTGAGAACCTATCGATCCTTGAAGACCTTGAATTCCTTGAGAACCTTGAGAACCAGTAGATCCAATACCAATAATACCTTGAAGACCCTGAAGTCCTTGAAGTCCTTGATTACCTTGAGTACCTTGATTACTTAAACCCTGAATTCCTTGAGTTCCCTGCGGTCCCCTAACAGATCCAACATTAGACCATGATGATCCATTATATACCCATAAATTACCAGTATTACTATCAATAACACCATCACCAGAAACAGCAGAAGGAAATCCACTATTAAGTTGACTTTGCTCACTTCCTGGTGTTAATGGTAAAGATCCTTTAATAGTAACCGAAGTACCATCTGATCCACGTTGACCTATTGCGCCTTGAGATCCAAATATTCCTTGCGTTCCCTGAATTCCTTGAGCACCAGTGGATCCAATACCAATAATACCTTGAAGACCTTGGAGTCCTTGAAGACCTTGGAGTCCTTGAGCACCAGTGGATCCAATACCAATAATACCTTGAAGTCCTTGGAGTCCTTGAAGTCCTTGAAGTCCTTGGAGTCCTTGGAGTCCTTGAAGACCTTGGAGTCCTTGAGCACCAGTGGATCCAATGCCAATGGTTCCTTGAAGTCCTTGTAATCCTTGAGAACCTTGAAGACCTTGTAATCCTTGAGAACCTTGAGCACCAGTAGATCCAATACCAATAGTACCTTGAAGACCTTGTAATCCTTGAGAACCTTGAAGACCTTGTAATCCTTGAGAACCTTGAGCACCAGTAGATCCAATACCAATAGTTCCTTGAGTACCTTGAGTACCTTGAGCACCTTGAGTACCAGTAGATCCAATACCAATAGTTCCTTGAGTACCTTGGAGTCCTTGAAGACCTTGAGTACCTTGAGCACCTTGAGTACCAGTAGATCCGATACCAATGGTTCCTTGAACTCCTTGAGTTCCTTGAGCACCTTGAGTTCCTTGAGCACCAGTAGATCCAATACCAATGGTTCCTTGAACTCCTTGAAGTCCTTGACGACCTTGAGTTCCTTGAGCACCTTGTGATCCAATAGTTCCTTGAACTCCTTGAAGACCTTGAGAACCAATAGTTCCTTGAAGTCCTTGAGCACCTTGGGCGCCAGTAGATCCAATACCAGAAGTTGTTGAAAATGTTATTTTTTTCGGATCAGTTGCTTTTGTTGTAATTGCAATTCCAGGTCCAGCAACAATCTCAACAGTATCCTCAGCAACCGCAACGAGAGGATCTTGCCCAGCAACATTCCAAGTTTTAAAACTACTACCCAACTGAACAAAAACTTCATTATTGCCAAGACTTGTTACGGCAAATCCAGTATTTCTATCAAATCTTATTGCACTTACATTCGTTACAGCATCTGTACTATTAATCCCAGCGTAACCAGATCTTGTGCTAACAGTAAGTGATGACCCAACCCCAGTTAATTTTGATCCATCACCATAAAAACTAAATGCACTTACAATTCCAGTATTACCATAAATTGTAACACCAGTACCAACATTTAAAACATTTGTTGTGCCATTGAGAGTGATGCTCGAAGATCCAACAGTTAAAATACCAGAAATTCTTGCGTTTCCAGTAACATCTAATTTTGATTTTGGTAATGTAGAACCTATACCAACATTTCCACTTAAATTAATTCTTATAGCATCATTCTGTCCATTCGCACCTAGACCAAGTTGAACAGAAGATTCTGCACGAACATTGGATACTAAGTTCGAATGAGAGATAACAATATCACCTTGACCACCTTTTACAAATCTTATATTTCCACCGTCAACTTCAAAAACATATTGTTCTGCAGGAGAAAGGACCCCAATACCAACTTGTCCAGAATTAAGAACAGTAAATGCATTGGCATCATTACGAGATCCATGTTCAACAAGGAAAGCAGGTCCAGTTCCAAGTTGTGTTACACGAAGAAGTTCTGTAGTTGTTGCCCCCTCAAAAATAACATCGCCAGAAACATTAAGAAACGCTGGAGTAAGTGTGGTTCCAATTCCAACACCATTATTTGTAAATCTAACCTTTTCGTTAGATGCTAATGTTCCACCAGAGAATAATGAAAGATATGAAGTACTTTTTCCAACACCAAGAGATAGATTTCCATCAGATGCATACAAATAACCATCAGTTGGTCCATTAATAGTCCAAATATCAGTACCAAATCCAGTATTATTAATACCAAGATCTAAGAAGTTTAGTGTATCAGTTCCATTATCTGCAGTTAAAATAAGATCAGAAGATGCATTAGATCCAGAAGAAGTATTTCTGATGTTAACTTGGGCATAAGAATTTACATTTGAACTAAAATCTGCAAGTGCATTTACCAGTCCAGAAGTAGAAGAAGTATTATTTGCGACGGAGAGTTTATATGGGGGATTTGTGATGCCTATACCAGTATTACCTTGGATATAAGCACTACTATTGACTTGAAGTTTTTGATTTGCTGTTCCTGTTGAATACCCGCCACCAACGATAACATTTCCATCAGAATCAATTTGCATTCTTGAAGAAGCACTTTC